GAACGCCAACAACAGAATTATCACCAACGCCGAATACAAGGCAGAAGGACTCACCCAGAAGACGGGTTCGCTAATGTTCCCTGCGGATTACTGGGACTGCGAATCATACGCAGACCACAAGACACTCAAGCAGAATCTCGGCATCACAGGAAGGATTCTCCACATATTAGTCCTCCAGAAAGACGACCCCAACTTCCGCAACATCCCGAATACCGCCATCCCATATACCTACCCAGTCTGCGTGGATAAGGATATGGCGGGAGCATATCTCGGCAGATACGGATGGGTTGTCAATCACCCCATCGGGGATGCGATTATTGTGACAACCAACCCCAGAGTGGAGAAGAAGAAGATGGCGAAGAAGGCAGAAGAAGACAAGAAGAAGGCAGAACTTGAACCCGAAGTCCCAGAACAACTTGAATGGTAAGATTTAGATTTAGATTATCATTATTTATATTTAGATTATAAAAATAAATAAATAGAAAAAATAAAAATACAAAAAAATAAAAAAATGTAAATATTGTATATATTTTTTTATCTAAAAACCGCCCGATTTTGAGAGAGCAGGAAGGGGAACAGGAACAGGAACAATATTACCCGCACAATCCATCACCTTACTATATATCGGGGTTAAATCACCGATAGGGATATAAATGTGTTCTTTCTCATCATCTTCTCTGTCCGCCCTACTAAACATTTGACGGCGGTAGGATTTAAACTTTTCTTCGTCAAACTGGATATAATATAATCCATCCGTGAAATTAAAAAGAAGAATCAAGTCTTTATCCTTGTCGCAATTACAACACTTATTCATCGTAATCATCGTATCAGGATATTTAGCGTAAGCGTTGGTGCGAGATTTTAATTCGTAATTCGTTTTTTCATCGTAAAAATCATATTTGTCATACTGCCCCGTTGTTGCGATTATTTCTCTCTTAAAGAACTCTTTTAAATGTGGATGGACTTTTTGTTCTTGCTCTTTACCGAATCTATAGGATTGAGTATAATGAACCATTATATATATTTCCTAAAGAAAGAATATTCGGTAAATTAAACGAAGAAATAATCTCTATAATATAATATGGAAGATACTAAAGAAGTGGAAGCAAGAATCGCAAAACCGATGACGGATGCCGACTTGGAGAAATATTCAGGAGTTCATCCCGAAGATATAATAAAATACAGCGACCTCAAGAATTATACCACTATTACCGACTTGCTTCCAGAGAAGAAGGACTTTAGAATTATTCTTATTGAAGATACTTATAATTCAGGACACTGGGTAGGCATCTTTAGAAATGGTAATGAAATAGAATATTTTAACTCGTATGGTGCGAAATGGGACTACGACTGGAAGTTTATTAACAGGATGATTAGAACCATTCTGGGAGAGAATACGAATGAAATGTCCCGCCTGATGGAACAAGCAGAGAAAGACGGATTCAAGACATCTTATAACCACTACCGCTTCCAGAAACTCGGGTCTCAAATACAAACCTGCGGTCGTTGGGTCATCTTCCGTATAGAAATGTTTAAAATGGGATATAATAATGAAGAGTTCAAGCAGGTCGTTGATAAAATGAAAGCGAACCTTGATGAGAAATCTGGTGGTGATGTTTCCAACGATTTTGTTGTTGCGAACTATATAAGAGGATAAAATCAACGGACTATCATCAAAATCAACGGTTTTCCTATATACATTCTTTTTTTTTTTTTTTTCTATAAAGAGAATAGACAAATCGTTGATTTTTGATACTTTCGTTGATTTTCTACCCCTTACCGTTGATTCTTCGTTAAAGGGTCAAAGGGTCACCACTTCTTCTTTGCTGATTCTGCTGGTGGGTCTAATAATTTATACTGGTGGAGTGCTGTCATTAATTTATTTACTGCGGTAATATGCTTCATTAGTTCCTTTGAGAGAATCTTATCGGTGGTCTTGGATAGAAGGGAGTTCAGGTTCGCCAGTTCATTCTGGGCGTTCTGTAGCAAGTCATTTATATATTGAGCGTTAATCATTATATAAATAGCGGGTATATTAATCTTTCTTGATATAGATATTTTCTGCGGTCTGGGTGCTTGTTCCCATCGCATCGGCATCCTTCTTGAGTTCTTCTTGAATTGCCCCGTATTTATCAGTTAGAAAGATGGAGCGGAGGAGAGAACAACCGATTTTCTTCCCGAATATTTTATTCAGTAATCGGGTCATATCCGTTGATGTCTTGAGAGGCGAACCGTCGTGATGAACCAGAAAAGGAACAACACAAGATTTTTTCTTGATTTCTTTTACTAAAGGATGATGACGAAGATATATTTCTAATATTTTTTTGAGAGAATCTGGAACAGGAAGGATTACTTGTTGATAAGTTTTTTTCGTTTTATAATTGTTGAAAATCCAGTTCCAGTTCGTAATATCAAGATAATTGTGGGTGGTGTCTTCGGTGGGTCGGCGAACAATCATCATATCAATATAATCTTTATTACGGCGGGGTTGTTGAAGAGAGTAGAGAGAAAGGGCAACTAATTTTAATAATTCTCCGTATTCATCGGCAGTAATCTTTTTCTTGTCTTGAATGGTTGCGGTGATTCTTTCTAAATCCTGTAAGCGTTCCTTGACTGCCGATTGTTCTATCCAGTTCTCTTTTACCTTTTCACTTTTTACAGATTGGTCTTTGAGAGATTTATTTAGATTTTCTAAAGAAGGATAATATTTCGCATACATCTTTTTATATTTTGCTTCTGGTCGGTCTTTTAAGGCAGAAATAATACTTATAAGATATGTTCGGCGAGTATTCGGTTTTAAACTCTCTAAATGGGCGAGGACTTCATCGGGTTTTGAGAGAAACTTAAAATCCTTGAGGGGTTTGCCTCCATTTAATTTTGTTAGATTGTGGATGTAAAGTTTTCTGGAAGAAGGAGTAATGTTCGGTTTATTTGAGAACGGGTCAAAAGCGGGGACTTCCATTATATAGATTAATAAGAGAAAAATCTACTAAATATTCTGGATTCTTTTCATTAACAAAAAATAATTATCGCAGAATAGTATATAATGAGTGGGACTTACCAGAATCTTAACAACAAGTATAACACCCTTCTTTCTCTCATCAATAGCGGACAAATACCGAACTATCCTCCTGCTAATGAAGTAATGACTCTTAATACCGTCCAGACTGCGACTGCCTTGAAAACCTTTAGCGTATTACCCCAGTCCTCCGTTGTTCCTATAAATGCTGATGATTTAGTAAATAAAACATATGCCGATTCTCTTGTTCCTTCTCCTATTAATGCTGTGCTTATTGATGGTAATCAAACACTCGGGACTGGGGTTAAAACATTTACTAATTTACCCGAAAGTAGTGCCGTTCCTACAACTGGTAATCAATTTGTAAATAAAACCTACGCTGATAGTCTTGTATTAAGCGGACCTACAGGTGCGACTGGTGCTACAGGTGCGACTGGTGCGACTGGACCGCAGGGTATTCAGGGATTAACAGGATATACAGGACCAACAGGACCGCAGGGTGTTACTGGACCAACAGGACCACAGGGATTTACTGGTGATACTGGTTCTACTGGACCAACTGGTAATACTGGCGATACAGGTGCTACAGGTGCTACAGGTGCGACAGGACCAACAGGACCACAGGGTTTTACTGGTGCTACAGGTGTGACAGGACCAACAGGACCGCAGGGTGTTACTGGACCAACAGGATATACAGGACCAACAGGACCAACAGGACCGCAGGGTATTCAGGGATTAACAGGATATACAGGACCAACAGGACCAACTGGACCGCAGGGTGCTACTGGGACTTCTGGTGCTACTATTCTCGGGTTAAATAATATTTTTACTGGGTCTAATACCTTCACTCAACCCATTATAGGCGATTTAAGCGGTAATGCTACGAATGCTACGAATGTTGCTATTACAGATACAAATACAGCAGGGACTTATTACCCTACTTTTGTTTCTTCTAATTCAGGTAATCAAGGTGTAAAAGTAGATAGTCAATATTTATTATATAGTGCTTCTACCAACACACTACAAAATCCTACTTTTTTAGTGAGTGATGGAACAGATACAGCAACACAAGGCGGTTTAAATATTAAAACAGTAGGAAGTAGTCCTACTAATAAACAGATTTCTTTGTATTCAAATACAAATACACTTGATAGGTATTTAAACTTTGAAATCAAAAACTCTATTACGAACTCATACATATCACAATCCTTTTATACAGGAAGTAATACTAACTCTGCGAGATATAATTTATTTGCTTACAACCCATCTCTTTTTGCTTTTAGTCAATTGGATTTAAATAATACGATTGGTGATTTGACTTGTAATTCTCCTAATGGGGACGGAACACAGGAGGTAGGGTTTCAAGTAGATTGCTCTAATAACTGGGCGACGATGTATTATAATCCTGATACAACTGGGAGTGCGATTCTTAATGCTTTGAGGATAGATTCAAACGATTTGAGGTTTGGAACTATTACTGCTTCACAAGGTCAAGCAGGAGTATTACCTCCTTTAACTAACCCTTACTTTAAGGTTGATAATACTGGTGTGACAACAGCAAACTCAGTCACATTATCAAATGCCCCGACAACCGCAAATCAAGCGTCAAGATTGGGTCAAGTAGGATTAGTTAAAATCGGTTCGGTTTCAGTAGCGATTACTGGTTCTGCCTCCGTTCAAAATCTTTCGTTTGCTAATCTCTTCAATTCTTCTTATAAAAATTACCGAATTATTTTAGAACCAACAACACAAGTATCATTCACTCAATATCCGTCTTACGCTCTTCAAGCATTCTTGGGAACTGGAACTCTGCCTACAGTTGCGTCGTTATATGGATTTGAAATGATTTCAAGTGCTACTTCGGTTGTTTCACCCGTTTATACTTCTGGGGCAACTTTGTCGTCTGCTCCTTTAATATTCGCCGTTTCGTCTAATACAAATAAGGAAGTCATATTTGATATTCAAAATGTAGGATTTGCGAACACCGCAACACAACAAGTTTCTTTAATGTGTAAATCGGTATATGGTAATCCAGGCGTGAGTGGTGCGAGTGATAGGACAATTTCTTGCTCTTCTTTAAGTGGTGCGACGATTACTGGTTTAACAATCCAACAATCTATTTTATCCTCTGGTAATAATTTCACTTTAAGGGCGGTGGTGTATGGATATAATCAACTTTAAAATATCCGCAAATATTATATGTTAAGTGAAGTATTTTGGGTTGCTTTTGTCACCACTATTTCAGGAATGATTATTAAATTGGTAAGTATGGCGTATAAATCTAAATGTAAAGAAATTGCTTGTGGTTGTATTAAAATAATCAGGGATACTGAAGCAGAAGAGAAAGAAGAGGAGTTTAGGATAAATCACCCACCTTTACCTACTTCTAATTCTTCTCTCAACAACGCAGTATAATATAATCCTTTTATATAGTGAATGCCGATTGTTGATAATCCCGTTCTATACGAGGAGGCAAAGAGAATCGCCGACGCAATTTACGACAAACCCTCTGCGTATAAGAGTGGATATATTGTGAGACTTTATAAAGATATGGGAGGGACTTATACGGATGATGAGAAACCGAAAGGATTGACCCGATGGTTCAAAGAGAAATGGAAGGATGTCGCTGGATTAGATTATCCTGTTTTTAGACCAACTTGCCGAGTGAGTCCCGATACGCCTCTCACTCCCGAAGAAATATCTCCCAGAAATCTCAAAGAACAAATTGCTCTTAAACAGATTATTCAGGGTGAAAGTAATCTTCCCAAGTTCATCCCGAAGAAGGGCGGTTCTCTCGCTCCTTATAAACCATTACCGAAATCAACATTTACTAATGAGTGGGTAGAATCAAAAAAGAGTAAAGTCCCTGATGGTGGATGGGGTGTCTTCGCAAAAAAGGACATACCGAAAGGGACGAAAATAGAGGATTATTACGGAGAGGAACAATACTTCCCCGATTTCACAAAGAAATATGGGAAGTGGAGTGAGAATCCATATTTTACTTACCCGATGACAAGACAACAAAAGATTCTGGTTGCGAAAGAACCGCCTTATCTCACAAAAAATATTACGAATTATATTAATGAAATCCCTTCGGTTGAGAATGCGAGATTAGAACGCCGAGCATTATACGCAATCAAGGATATACCGAAGGGCGAAGAACTTTCTCTCAAATATACGAAAGCATATCCCCGATACTGGTTAGAAGGTGGGGTTCTTGAACGCAAACCATACAAAGGTCAGGTGAAACCAAGTCAGTTGTCCCTCAAAGAACGATATAAAATAGCAAAAGAATTGAATCCTATAACGAGAGAAGAAGCGGTTGATGATTTTCACAAATTAGAAGAAGTAGATTTATCTACGGTGAAACCTTTAGCAAGAACGGGGAATAAAACGGTGGATTATTTTACTTATCCCGAGAGATTGAATACTCAAGGGAAGGGTGGATTAAATTATTTTGATGTTTTAGCGAATGCTCCTTTTTTTGAAAAGAAGGCATATATTCAGCGATTATTAAAATATTTAAAAGAAAAGAATCCGTCTTATTCTCATCAAAAAAGATGGAATCAAGTATTTAATCTTTATTTTTCAGCGATTACTATTTTTAAACCGTTGAATGCGATGATTATTTACGAAAAATATAAACCGAAATCTGTTCTGGATTTTACGATGGGATGGGGAGGACGCCTCGTTGGTGCTTGTGCTTTAGATGTCCCGAATTACATCGGGATTGACTTGAATAAGAATCTTGAGAAACCTTATAAAGAAATGGTAAAATTGCTTTCACCGATGACAGAAACGAAGATTAAATTATATTTTAAGGATGCTCTCAAAATAGATTATTCTAAATTAGATTACGATTTAGTTTTTACAAGTCCGCCGTATTATAATAAGGAGATATATTCAGGGACAACTGCTTTAACAAAAGAGGAATGGGACGAACAATTTTACATCCCTATTTTTGAGAAAACTTGGTCGGGGTTGAAGAAGGGCGGTCATTTTGTAATGAATGTCCCGCCTGATGTTTATACTCGGGTTCTTGTTCCCTTGCTTGGTAAGGCAGATGAGATTATCCCTTTTACAAAAGTCAAACGACAAAAAGGAGGAGGAGAGAAATATAATGAATCTGTGTATTCTTGGAAAAAATAATTGAGGAATATTATATCTTGAATATATATAATATGCCTATTTCTGGAGGAAACCGATGGACTGACTTTGTTCGTTCTTACGCCCGTCATCACAATATTTCGTATATGTGTGCTTTATCTACGCCCGATTGTTCGGCATCTTATAAAGCGGGTAAGCAAGGCGAACCGAAAACAAGAAAGGAAAAGAAAGCGAATGCGATGATGTCGGCGGAAGACCGTCCTGCCCCTGACCGCAAGGAGGCTTTAGGAGATATATTTGAGAGTGCTACGCCTATTTCTGGCGTTAATTCTCCTGCTGTAAGACAGAAATTAAAGAATAGAGGTTCTTTACAGAAAGCATTAGAAAATAAACAGAGAGAACACGCCCAGATGTCAGCGGAAGACCGAGATGCCCCAGAAGCACCGAAATCACCGCCGAAGGCAAAGAAAGCAAGAAAATCCGTAGGTCGTCCTCGTAAATATGCTACGGTAGAAGAAGCAAGAATAGCAAATATTAAGCAGACTGCCGAGAGAAAGAAGGCAAAAACCCAAGCAAGAGTCGGTAAAGGACGCAAATCCGCCACCGTTTCTGCTTCTTTTAGTCGTCCTTACAACGCAGATGTAGGTGACCCTAACCCTCTTAATGGTGGATATAGACATTACGAACCTACAACGGGGACATATAGAGAAGTCCCTGAAGGTGCGATGATTGCTCTGGGTCGTCCTACAGGTGGAATAGCGAATCCTTTTGACTGGGGTTATAAAATCGGTCACGATATAGTGGGACCTGCTTTATTCGGGCGTGGTATGTCGGGTGGAATAGCGAATCCTTTTGACTGGGGTTATAAAATCGGTCACGATATAGTGGGACCTGCTTTATTCGGTAGGGGTGAAGGTGGATATATGAGTGGTGGGGACTGGTTGTCCGCTATTAAAGGCATCGGTCACGCTCTCGGCAAACCATTTGAATCTATCCCAGTAGAAGCATTAGTCGGTCTGGGATATAGAATGACTGGAGGTGACTGGTTGTCTGCTATTACTGGAGTCGGTCACGCTCTCGGCAAACCATTTGAGTTAATCCCAGCAGAAAAATTAATCGGGTTGGGTTACTCGGGTGGAATGGAGTTGCCTTCTTTTTTTGAGGATGATGCGAATCTTCCTGCTGGGGTTGCTTACCCACAAGCACCTCAATTGACCCAAGAACAAATACAACAAATACAAAATTATTTAAACTATATGGCGAATATGAGGGGGACACCTTCAAGAATCCCAAGAAAACCAGCACCACCGAAAAAGAGAGGCGGTATGGTAAATCCGTTTGCCGATTCTCACGCAATCATCGGTCCTGAATCTGGACGACCACCCTTTCATACCTTACCATATCCTCCTCGTCGCCCACCTGTGAGAGAAGCACCGAATATTATCGGTCGCCGTCCTTTAGGAAGCGACCCTCGCACTTGGTCTCCTTATTCTGGCGGAAGTGTATTCGGGGATTATTCTTCTCTCATCAAGCATCTTGTAGGTCATATTACAGACCCGAAAGAACCGATTGACCCGAAGGATTTTGCTGGTGCTAAAAAATTAATTACTGGAATAGAAAAGGTGAAGAAAGCAGTCAGTAAAAAAGGCGGGGTTCGTATCGGTCCTGTTCCCAAGAATACCTTTGTTGGAATGAATCAACAAGAATATTAAAATACTTTAGGATAAAAAGGGTATAAAGTTTTCTCACAAAAATATATAAAGATGGACGAAGAAAAAAAGGTGATGACTGCCGAAGAAAAATTAGCAAAGATTAAGGAATATCAGCGAAATTATATGAAGAATTACCACGCCAAGAAACGACAGGATAAAGGGTTTGTTGAGAAAGAAAAGCGACAACGCAGGTCAAGTGGATTAGCAAAGAGGTTGAATCTAACAGCAGAACGAGAGAGATACGGTGATTATTTAGAGCATATTATCAAGTGTTCGGCGTTGATGAAAGAAATAAAAGACGCCCATCCAGAGTTTCTACCTGATATTCTTGAAAGGGCGGGAGTTCAAAGACTTTAGGGATTTAGTAAAAAATTGATTTTAAATTACGATAAATATTTGTTGATATTTACCGTAAAATATTCGTTAAAAACAATTTAAAAGAATATCGCACTATAATATATAAGATGACATCTCCATATTTTCTTGAAGAACCGAATGAATCTATATTTGTAGGAATTGAATGCCGAGAATACCCGACACTTGAGATGATATATGGTTTCTTGGAAGCAAAGATGGGAATTAAATTAAGAAAGAACAAAGCAGTCAAATACGCCGACGAGCAAACTCATTATAAGAATTACCTGCGAAATGAGACGGGAGATGGAGCAATTACAACAATCTACGGGATGAAGATAAAGACTTGGGGAAGAGTCCAAGCAAAGGATTCGCTTTCGCTTTCATTATTTCACCGCCCGACAAGACATTCATTCGCAAAGGAGAAATACTGGGATTTTGATATGGTGAATTGTCAAGTCCAGATTTTATATGAGATTGCGAAGAATGCTGGGGATGATGTGAGCGGATTAGAAGAATATTGTGCGAATCCCAAGAAAATCCGCCTTCAAATCGCAGAGCATTATCAACTCAAGCAAACCGTTCAAGGAGGCATCATTACCACAGCAAAAGAAAAAGCAAAGACACTTTTCTTTAGATTAGCATTCGGCGGGTCATTAGATAAATGGAGAAAGGACAACGAAATACCCGCTTCTATAAATAACCCGAAAATCATTACAGATTGCGAAGACACTTTGAAAGAAATAGCGGTGAAAATCTGGAAGGCAAATCCCCATCTCATCGCCGATTGCGAAAAAGATGAAGACTTCGCAGAGAAATCCAAGCAAGATAAACGCAAATCAGTAATGGCGAGATGGTGTCAAACCTACGAACGCATCATCCAAGAAGAATGTATTACTTTCGCCATCCACAATATAAAGACACTTGTCCTTCCCGACATCATCCCCAGTCAGGATGGATGGATGCCCCTTCAATCCCAGATTAAACAAGAACAAATCCCCGAATTATTCGCCCATTTTGAGGCACTCATCAAAGAAAAGTTCAATATCGGGATTAGATGGGAAGTCAAAGCATTTGACGAAGCAATTACCATCCCAACATCCCAGAATCCGCCCATCAATATTACGCTGGATGACCTTGAACTCGGCGAAACCCAGACCGCAAAAATCATCGCTAAAGTCCTTAAGAAATCCGTAAAATATGACGGAAGATTAAAGACTTGGTATATTTTCGGTAAAAACAACGGAGGAAAATGGTTAAAGTCAGGGTCGCCACCTACCGCCCTTTTTGCGGAAACAATACAATATTATATAATGGCGGAAAAGAAGGAACTTGCCCTTGCCCTTGCGAAGACAAAGACGAAGGAAGAGACGGATAAAATAACCGAGCAGATTCAATTATTAATGAAGCATTATAAGAAAGTCGGCGGAGGGTCTTACATCAATCAAGTCGCAAAATACCAGATGGAGAACTTGAGAGAAGATTATTTTGAAGATTCGCTGGATAATCTCATCGGCAAAATCGCTTTCTTTGACGGATTATATGACCTGAAAAAGGATAAGTTTGAAAAGGGATTCAAGCAGGATGACTTGGTAATGACAACCTTGAAACAATCCTACGGGAATATGAGGATAGATGACCCCAAGAATCTCAAGAAAGTCAGGGATGCCTTCCTGAAAATCCTGAATAATAATGAAGAACATCTGGAATACTTCCTTTCATTAATCGGTTATTGCTTCACGGGTGAATCCCATCTTTACAAACAACTTTATTACTGCGTGGATGGGACGAACAATTCAAAAGGGGATAATGGAAAATCCTTTATATTCGGGATTTTGAGGGCAATCTTCCCCGAACTGGTGATATTTACCGACAGCAGTTTTCTGGAAGAAAGGAATGACTCCGCTCACAAGCAACTCGCTCAATTCACAAAGAACTTCAGGATTGTTTTTGCGGATGAAGGAACGCAGAGGAAAGTGAATGAAGAGAGATTAAAGAAAATCGCAGAAGGCGGGGAATTACCATTTAAACGAATGTTCGGGTGCGAAGATATTTGTAAAGTGGTATGGAAGTTCATTTGTGCTTCCAACCATATCCCGAAGGTGACCGAAGAAGCATCCTACAATAGATATATTCAGTTCCCCTTTTGCTCCCATTTTGACCGAACGGGCAACAGAACAGAAGAGAATCCAGCGAAATTAGAGTTCATCGCTCAAGTCAATTTGAAAGATGAACTTCTTGCCGAATGCGTCCCAGAAATTATCCGCCTTATACTGGGATATGCCGTTAAGTTTTACCAACGAAAATGTCGGTTGCCCGAATTACCGAATGACGCAAAGAAGGCAACAGCGGAGGCGAAAGTGGTGAATGATGCCTTTTTGAGATGGTGGAATGAGACCTTTGAAGAAGACGCAGGAGCGAAAATATCAACGGATTATATAATGGGATATTCTGCGAAATCCCGAGAGGAGACTATTAAAGAGATGAAGAGAATCGGGGTGGATTTTGACCCATTACTGACTGGACTTGGGAAGAAAATGGGAAAAGATGGGAAGGAAGTCCAGATACGAGGCGGAGTTCGGGGATGGAAGAAGAAAGAAGAAGAAGATGAGGATTATATTACCCCTATCGCTACACCTATTTAATCGGTTAGTTTTAACAAAGAATCAATAGAATATCAAGAAAATCAACGAAATCGTTGAAAATCAACGATTTGTCTATTCTCTCTATAGAAAAAAAAAAAAAAAAGAATGTATATAGGAAAACCGTTGATTTTGATGATAATCCGTTGATTTTTCTACCCCTTACCGTTGATTCTTCGGTAAAGAGGACAGGTGTGTCATTTTTTCTCTCTTTTCATTATAAAATATACAGATATGTTATAATGCCTTACGAGATACGACAATTAAGTCCCCGCAAGTTTGAAGTCATTAATCCTATTTCTGGAGAGATTCACGCAAAGCATACGAGTCTTAAAAAGGCGAAAGCACAGGTAAGATTACTTCTTTCAGTAATGAAGAATGAAGGAAAAAGAAGAAAGCGTGGTGGTATGTTGGGTTGGGTTTCATCAGTTTTAGGAAGACATCCCAAATTAACCGCCCAGCAAATAAGGGATGCCGAGAGATTTGCCGATGAACTAATGGCTGACCCCACAGGAGTATCCTTTGAAGGTGCTATTACTATCCCATCAGCAGTTCGCAAAGAATTAGCAGAAGAAGCATATAATAGAAAGATGATGAATAAAGAAGACCGTCCTGCTGTAGGTGACGCAAGTGATATTTTCGCTGATGAGATAAGAAAGCAATTAGAAGCACAAAAGAAGAAGAAAGGAAGGGGTCGCCGTTCAGGAGGCAAGTTCGGTTTCGGGGACTTTGTTAATGGACTTAATAAATTGAATCCTGTGATGTGGGGTATTCAAAATCACCCTGATGTAGGTATTAAACTGGGAGAAGTAACAAATAATAATCTCTTACCTGCCGTTGTTGCTGTAGGCAAACCTGTATATGATGCTACGGCAATTGCTCTCGCAACGACTTATACTGGTAATCCTGTTCTTGGGAAGGTGGTTGCTGATGAGTTCTGGAATCAGTATGGTCGTCCATATGACCCGAGAAATCGTCAAGACAACGAGACACTTAAAATAATAAGTGAGAAAGTGGGAAAAGAAGCGGGTAAAAAGGCGGAACAGATTGCCGAAGGTGCTGGATATTCTTCCAGCGACAGCGACAGCGACAGCGATGATGATTCTCTCGTATATCCTGTTAATTATCGTTCAAAAGGGTTGGACTGGTATGGTGGAGCATCCACTCTTCAAAAAGGGGAAGCGTGTGAGGCAAGGGGATATTTGAATCCTACGAGTGGTATTTATAGAGAATTGAATCAAATTATCCACTCGGGAGACCCGCCGATAGGAAAATATGGTCTTGCCCCGAATCCTTTTAGAGACTTAACGAATAGTTACGACCCTCTTACTGAAAGGTCGCTCCAGTATGCTTATAAAAAAATAACAGGACAAACACCCACTCAAACGGTAAAGGCAAAGAAGGCATCACCACCCGCACCAAAAACGGGCAAAGGTTACATTACCCCTGCTCTGGGGAAACCTCTTCATTTTTTTTAGATTCTTCTCTCACTAATTCTATCCCGAACATCCAGAGACATTTTTTTAATTCTAATAAAGTATAACGAAAATAATCTGGACGCTGGTCTGGTGGTCGCCCGATGCGGTCGTAATAATCTGTAATGAATGGGATAATATCCTCTCGTTTTAGATTAATGTCATTCATTCGTATAATATAACGGAAGATTATTTATTAAGAAATAACGAGTTAAGATGGGTAAGGTTGCTAAATAAATCGGGAGAATTACCCCACAAAAGAAGGGCAGAGAAAAGGGACGCAGATGGTATGAGATTTTGTATTCGGTTTCTCTCTGTTGTATTCGCAGTATGTCTCGCCCAATAGGCACTTCGTTTTCTCTCGTCGGCGTGGTCTATAAAAGTATTACCATTTTTAGCACCGAAGTCCCAAGATTTTTGTTCTCCGTTTATATTGAGAGTAATCCTGAATCTTTTTGTTGCTTTAGGAGATAGGGTTAAATCAACAATTTCTATACTCATTATATAATGTTCCAAGAAAAAACTGTGGAGATGTTGAACTCAAAGACGGCGGATGTAATAAACTCATTCGCAGTATCGGGTAAAATCCGTTTAATCGGTAGTAATTCTTTGAGGTCATCTCGGTATGGTAGTGATTACGATATTGAGACAATTTTAAAAGGAGTAAGTATCCCGAAAATTGCCCGAATGCTTCAAGAAGAGTTTAAAAAGGCATCAAAAAATCCTGATATATGGATTACTGATTTTAAGGCGGGACACGACCCAAGATTAATTTATAAAGGGGATTATACAGATAATTCTCTCAAAAAATATCTAAAAAATCCGTTGATAAAACCCGCAACAAAAAAAGCGATTCTTGAATCCAAAGGTGAAGATAGGATTGAACGGGTAAGGGATTTGTATATTTTGAGATGGACTCCGCAGGATATACAGAGAGGATTCGTAAAATTAATAGATGGAACACAACGCACTCTGGAACAAGCATTACAAGATAAAACAACTACGAAGATAGATTTGCTTACGAAGGTGGGGGATAGATTTGCTGAAATAAGTGAGAATTATTATATCAAGGTAGGTGATAAAGGTAATTTCTCTCAAATACCGACTAAAAAAGAGACGGAAGATAGTCTGGAAGAGGATATTCATTATTACTCAAAGGTGGATTCATTTAAGAGTTTGAAACGATTATTTTCGCTTTTACAATTAGACGGTAAAAAGAAGAATAAAGAGAAACTGGAGAATCTGGTGAAGTTTTTTAATGGTAATGTGGGATATATGAATAAAATAAAGAATGAACTGGGTATTCTGGAGGTTCTGTTGAGTGGGGACTTTAGAAAACCGAAGTGGGAGGATGTGAGGGACAATCTCCAAATGATAAAAGAACAAATTGCCGAAATATACAGCATACCAGTAAAGAACTCAATCTTTAGCGAAATAGACCATACAACTCCAGCGTCCGCTTTGTCCCTAATCCGTTCAATCAAAGATTATTTCTCGCAAAAAATTAATGAAATCTCCAAAGATTTTCTTCGGCACTATATATAATGAACTTTGAAGGAGAAGGTCCTGAATTAGCGGTTGTAGAAAATGCGAAAGAGAAGGATAAAAAGAAATGGAAGGTTCTCTGTTTAGCACCGAATAAAGGAACGAATTGTCACGAAGCATATACCGAAGTTAAATTAAAAGATAAACCAGATTGTCATTTTCAACCTATCCCAGATAAATCCACCGAGAGAAGCATTCGGTATGTGACTGGTGCTTCGGGTTCAGGTAAATCATATTATACAAAACAATACGCCGATGAATATCATCGCCTTTATCCCAAGCGAGATATTTACATTCTCTCAAGTATCAAAGAAGATAAGACGCTGGATAAAATAAAAGGTCTCAAAAGAATCAAATTAGATTCGCAAGAGTTCCTGACAAACGATTTAACGGCGGAGGATTTTAAGGATAGTCTTATAATATTTGATGATACAGATTGCTTGGTAGATAAAAGACAGAAATTAAAAGTAGATGCTATTTTGACATCAGTTCTGGAGACGGGGCGTCATTTTAATACAGAAGTGGTTTATACGAGTCATCTTGCTTGTAATGGTAAAGAAACCCGTAGAATCCTGAATGAATGTAAATCGGTGACAATCTTCCCGAGTGGTCTGGGAGGTAAAGCGATGAAATATTTGCTGGATAATTACTTCGGGTTAGATAAAGAACAAATAAAAAAGATAAAGAAATTGAACTCTCGTTGGGTCACCATTCAAAAAGGATTCCCGATGACGGTGTTGAGTGATAAAGAATGCTTTATCCTGAATAATCACGATGACTAAACAGATATATATCTTTATATAATATATATGTCTGTTGCTGGAACTGTAGGATATAACGGATTCCCCGTCCCTATCGGGTCAATCATACCATTTATAACAGAAGCGTCATTCCCAAGTGAAAATGATGGATGGATAGTTTGTGGCGGTCAAACTTTAGCGATAGAAGATTACCCTGATTTATATGATGTAATAGGTAATAATTACGACCCTGTTCCATCCGCAGAGGGATTTTATACAGTCCCAGATTTAGTTGTGGGTGGTGCTTCATTTATAACTGGTTCGGCATTTACGAGTGGAGAGAAACAAGAATCAGGTGCTACTTTTGAAAAGACTGGAGGAACAACCACCTTATCTATTAATAACATACCTTCCCTCACGCAGGATGTAACAACGACATATAGTCCAATTACAAATAAATCTGGTAATGCTTTAAAATCTGCTTCAGTCGCCACTAATCCAACTGGTCCTGTCCTTGTTACTATTATAGCACCCGATAAAAGTGGGTCTATAACGAATCCTGCTAATACCACAACTTTTAATTCTACAACATTATATTACACGAATGCGACACCGACCGCCTATCCAGAAAGCGAATATACATTCAGCGGAGATAATATTCACGGTGAGTTTGTAAGTGTGGTTTATTTCATCAAAGCAAGATATTTTTCTCCGCCAGTCATCCCACCATATAACCAGACAATCCCACCGAACTCGGGTATATATAATGATACAGATTCTTTGAGTGGATTTCTTGGTCCGTTTCCCACATACTCAACAGGATTTTAATCTCATATCATATTATATGTCAGTAGCAGGTAATCTTGGACGACAAACATTTCCAGTTCCTATAGGGTCAATATTTTTATTCGCAGGAGCATTACCAACAATACCAGTAACATATTTAGTATGCGATGGTTCGGCATTTGACCCTGCGAAATATCCCCTTTTACAGACTGCTTTAGGAGGTTCTAATACTCCTGATTTACGACAAAAAATAATCGGTGGTGGTCCATTAATAGATGTGGGACAACTTATCCCACCAGTTACAGGAACGGTTACTGCGAGTGGTTTTACTTTAACAAAAGAAAATATCCCGACTGTTCCTTTTGATGTGACAGTTACTACAATTAGCACAGTAGCATCTATAGATGGTGGAGGTGATTTTCTTATTAACCCACTTACAGCAACGGTTTCTACAGCAACGCCTCCAGATGGTAATAGTATTTCTACTATAAATCCTCCTACTGTTACTTCTGCTGACTTTGACCTACCTGATGTTACTTTTGTTAATGACACACCTACAGAAGTAACACCAACAGTTACTTTAGCAGGAGACGCAACAAATCCAGCAGTTCTCGTTTTTCGTTATATTATTAAAGCAGAATATTAAAAATATCAGGATAGATTATAATGAGTGTAGCAGGTTCAGCAAACGCAGATGTTCCAATAGGAGTTGTCTTACCATATGGAGGATTTATCGCCCCAAAAGGAGGATGGTGGTTGCTCTGTGATGGTTCGGTTTTTGACCCAGTAAAATATTCCGCATTATATAGTATAATCGGGACACAATTCGGCGGAACAGCAAACGCACCACTTTTACCAGATATGAGAGGAAGATATGGATTAGGATATACGGCAGGAGTGAATAGTATAGGTGAAAAAATCGCACCTACTCTTTCGGGAACACAGTCATTTACTCTCACGGCAAGTGATATACCCTCACTTGACCCAATTGACGGCAACCCATCATTTACAGTATCAATAACACAACCAGTTTATCAACAACAAGCAGACCCATTTACTAACGCAAGTGCTTTTACTGACCCAATAGCGTATGCTACTCCAACGAATAATGGAACAAATCAAATACAGTATGTAACTACAATAACAGGAGCAAATATAACTTATACGAGTGAAGTAGTTTCTCCAACACCAGTCACATCTACAATTACAGCGACGAGTATTGCTTATTCTGGATACGATATGACCTTTATCATTAAAGCGAAAGGATTTTAATTTTTTAATCTAAATAGAATATATATGTCGCAGTTTAATGTCATCAGGAACGCTGTTACAGCAGACCAGATATATTTTGATGTAACGGTTACGAACTTTCAATCCACAACCACAGTTCCGCCGATTTTTTATTACAACGACGGGAGAACGATGCCTTTTATAGATAATCCCGAAGACTATTTCTTATCCATCCTGCGATTTACTTTAGAAACAGGGACAATCCCCGTTTTTGTCCCCAGTATTCAACCGAATCAGGGCAATCCAAACCTTACCATTTACAGTATCACTTTAGAATATACTGACGCCGTTTTAGGGACAGCAACCAGCGGTCAAGTATTTCTGGAGTGGATTCCGCAGGATAAATCGGCACAAGTCCCACCAGCACCGAGTCAAACAGCGAATAAAACGCAGGTGAATGATACTGGATACTACAATTGTTATTCTTTAGGATATTTAACGACTTTCATTTCGGGATATTTTGCTGGTGCGATGAATCTTCTTAAGGCAGACGCATTAGCAAAAGGTATAACATTACCTTCTCAATATGCCCCACAGATGATATGGGATACAACGGGTAATGTAGCAACAATCTACGCCGATGTTCTGGGATACGACCAGAACCCATCCAACCCAGCAGAACAGATAAAAATCTACTGGAACGCCCCGTTGTTTGAACTCTTCAATACCTTCCCAGCATTCTATTTAGGATATACGGGAGTTCTTTTAGGTAAAAACTTCCAACTTCTCCCATATTTTACATCGGCGAATGGTCTCTTACCGATTTTAACCCCAACGATTCCAGCGACGGAACTCTGGCAAGGCATTCCCGTATATCAGGAAGAAAGCACTATAGCGAACATTACCCCAGTTTCGGCGATAGTTTTCACCTCAAATACCTTGCCTATAGAACCATCGCAGGTCAGCACCCCACTTGTTTATAATAATTCTTCCATTCTTGCTTTAGGAGGTAATAACGCCGATATAGCGAATATAGTGACAGATTTAGTGACCGATTCGGGTATTTACAGACCAAATGTGGTTTATACCCCGACTGCCGAATACCGTCTTATTACACTTTACGGCAATCGTCCTCTTTATAACCTTGACCTCCAGATTTTCTATAGAATAAAAACGGGACAATTAATCCCGATTCGTATTGCTTCGGGACAAGGCATCACTATCAAACTTGCCTTCCTCAAGAAAACCACCAAAAAGACGGCGAACGGGTCGTAGTTTAGCAATTTATCCGTCTTCTTCATTATAATTTATTCTTTGTATATATTATAATGAGTGACTTCAAAACCGTTCTCGTTCGTGACTCCGTCATCGGTGATATTACCAGCGATATTGACTTTGCCGTCAAATCAGGAGCATCCCAGACTACATACCAGAGATTTCCTTCAACATCCGCTTCTAACTCCAGCGTCATATTTAATGTTCAGGTTCCCAGCGAGAATGTCGTAATCGGCAGAGACCTTCTTTTAACTACAGGTCTTACTATTTCTCTTTCTTTAACTGGTGTTGAGGCGGGAGATGTTGCTTTTGAATATGGATTGACTGATTCCTTCCAAGCATTCCCTTTTGCTTCCCTTCTAACAACTGCTTCCGCTCAAATCAACAACACTACCGTTTCTATTAACTTGAAGGATGTTCTTCCTTCGCTTCTTCGTATGAATAACTCCAGAGAACTTTACAGATTTAACAGTATGACCCCTGCCTTGCCCGACCAAGCATACGGTATTTTCTCTCAAGGTGTCGGGGCAAACAACAATCCTTTAGCAGGATATTCTACCGCTTCATACGATATAGACCAAGTTCCTCGTGGGGCACAACCCGTTAATATCACCGTTCTCCACAACATTACTGCTGGTGGAACTGATACTTCGCTTGTTTCTACTGATGTTCTTGATACTTGGACTATTGTTGTCAGCACCGTTGTTACTGAACCTCTCTTCCTTTCTCCTTTCATCTTCGGTGACCCTCACTTCAATACTCAAGGTCTTCTTGGTATTAACAATATGTCTCTCACTTTGAATGTGGATTCTACCTGTAAGAGAGTCTGGTCTTCTGCTAATCCTTATATTACCAACATCACTTTAGGAAGCACTCTTGCTGGTGGTAATACCAACGGATTCCAAGTTGCTGGAGGTAAAATCGGTGAAGTCATCCAAGTCCCATCTGCTCCTGCCCTTCTCTTCAAGTTCCTTTCTACCCAACCAAGCGACCTCATCCAGACCAAGAATGTAGTCCCATATATGGATTTCCCTCGTTATTTGACTTCGGCAGCCAACGCTGTATCTGTTCCAGCCAACGAGACACGCACTCTTACATCCAGCAATCTCCAGATTAACCAGATTCCTGATATGTTTATTATATCTATTAGAAAACCGATGAGCGAACAAGACTGGAACGACCCTTCTGCTTTCTTTGTTATTAACAGCGTCAGTATCAACTTGAATAACCAGTCTGGTCTTCTCTCATCTTCATCCCAGTATGATTTGTGGAGAGCATCCATTAAGAACGGAAGCACCCAATCGTGGAGCGAGTTTAGCGGACAATCCGCCATTCCTATTCTTGCTGGTGCTAATATCGGTAAAGTATCCCTTGTTGCTACAACTGGTTCGCTTCTTGTCCTCAATCCTGCCTTTGACCTTTCTCTTCCTGATTATATAACTTGCGGTTCTCTCGGCAACTATAACTTCCAATTTACGGTTAATGTAACCAACCAGTTCGGCGTAGAAATCCAACCCGAGATTTGCGTCATCTGTGTCAATAGTGGTGTGATGACAACCCAACAAGGAGTATCTGCTGTTTATACTGGTATTCTTACAAAGGAGATGGTTCTTGATGCGAAGTCCAAGCAACAGGCAGGAGCATTCCACTCACAGGAGATTCGCCGTATGACTGGAGGTCGTCTTCTTGATATGCCTTTGAC